TTGTGCGCCGTCGTGATATGCTTCGCTTGGTAACTAACCTCAAGCAAAGTGCAGGTGCATGGGTCAATCGTTACGCTTTTAACTGATCATGAATCAACGTAAGTATCGCAAGATTGTTGATGCCATCATGGCAGACAACAACTTCTACATTCACAACGAATCCAAGCATTTAAAATACAAACACAAGGAACTAGGTATCATTCAGACATGCTCAAAAACACCTAGTGATAACTACGCCATTGCACAGATTGAGAGGCAAGTTAGAAGATCTCTAGCAGCAGTTAAGTAACACTGAGGGGCAGTTAATTTGCCCCCTTAAATGTTATTTAAGGCCGCCGAGCGAAAACTCTGGGTCCCTCCTAACCTACAAAAGTATCCAGACGACCGCTAAATATTATTGAAAAGGTTTTATAAAAACCCCGAAAAGAAAAAAAATTTCCCAGAAAAAATTCTTATGGAAAAGTTTAATTATGACGAGTATGTAAGTAATCGTAATGATATATTAGAAAGTTTTGATAAATTTTGTGATGATTTAGAGGATCGTGCACTTAGTAATTTTGGGAAGGATGATGGAAGAATTAGTGAGAAGATTAGAAATTTTAGAGGAGAGGGTGAAGGAATTAGAGAGACCGACAATAATGTACAAACGCCCGAAGGCGAGTGAGTATGAAAGTTTGTCAGACACTCTAAATTATTTGCACAATAGTATAGAGGAGCTAAGATGCCATTTATTGTCGGACCAGAGACAATAGACACACCAAGTACTGATGGATTATGTACATATCCTGCAGCACCATTAGGAGGTAATCCGTATGTATCAGCAAATGTGTATATAAATAAATTACCAGCAAAGGTATATACTAGTACTAGTATACCTGCGCCTGTAGTTGGAGTACCATTACCCACGAATCCAACAGGGGTATGTCAACCAGGTACACGAAGGATTGAACCAGTAATCAACAAGAATGTGTTTATCAACGGGCAATTATTTGCTGTTACTGGTGACGAGGCAGAATTAATTATAGGGATAGGCACACCAAGGACCTTGACAGGGCCTTTTAGTTATCCTACAATAGAGATTGGAACACAAACAATAGGAGTATAATTATGGCACGAAGCAAGATTGGTATTAGTGGGAAGCAGATTATTGAGTCTCATCCAAAGAACACACGCCAAGGTAGTGGGAAGCATACTAAATATGCTGCGACTAGTCGTAACAAGGCACGAAAAGCATATAGAGGGCAAGGGAAGTAATGAAAGATTTACTGTTCATCTCACAGGATAAAGAGATGGCACTCATTCAGGAGATGTCATACAAGATCAAGATGTCAGATTGGGATATACATCCAAGTAAGACATGTTTTTTGTGTGTTTCTCCTGATTATTCAAGTATTGTGACACAACATCTCTCGCATTCATTAACAATGGATCGGGAGATTTTTCATATTGAGGCAGTGAATGTGCCATTTCCAGATGAAGATCCTTCCCAGTACAAGTTAAATTTTGAGTTAGATTTTGCGGAGTGGGTATTAGATTGGGATAACTTTGTATTATGTGAGGCAGGCGTTATCCGAGGTGGGAACTATAGTTGGATTACTAGTAGTATGGAGAAGTTTTCAGAGAAGAATTATTATACTTTATCACTTTGCGAGAATATTGGTAGTAAATATAAGAGTGATATGGTTTCACTATATTATGATGATAAGGTAGAGGACTTACATTTTTGGTGGGAGAGACCAAATAATCATTGGAAATAAATTAAGGTAATGGGATAGAAACCCCATTAAAAGTTCTATTAAAACAAATTTATAGCGGGGGCTATGATGGGATTGTATCCAGTAGACAAGAGTCAAGAATTTATTAATGAAGGGATGACATTAATCACCGAGACTGATAGTGAGAAGTATCTAAAAGCGTCAGGAAAGGCATCCAGTAAGAAAAAGAAGGATGAACTATATCCAATGCCTGAAGACCGCCTAGAACGCCCTTGTGGAGGTGCTGGAGGATTTGATGATTATGTAGAGCATTGGACCGAATGAATAAATAATTGCAGTCTATTGTTGTGTCTAAATGCCAACCTTTCAGACATTCAAAGATTTGAGTGTTACATTTAAGAAGCATCCTGTTTCTAATGATCTAGTAACAGTAAAAGATAAAGCTGCTATTGTTCAGGCAATAACAGTGTTGCTTCTTACTAGGAAAGGTGAGAGACCATTTCAGCCTCAGTTAGGTTGTGGGATACAGAATGCATTATTTGAACCATTAGATTATGGTACTGCAGGTATTATCAAATCTGAGATAAGGGATACATTAAATCGTTACGAACCAAGAATTAGTATTGATAATATTTTGTGTATACCTGATGATTTGAATAATGGATATGAAGTTGAGTTATCATATACTATTATTGGAAGAGATGATGCACCAATAGCAGTAGAATTCTTTCTAGAGCGTACACGATAATGCCATATACACAGGTTGCAAATTTAGATTTTGAAGATATTAAATTAGCTCTAAAAGAATATCTTAGGGCACAATCAGATTTTACTGATTATGATTTTGAAGGGTCAGCATTATCAGTATTAATTGACACATTAGCGTATAATACGTATTATACGGCATTTAACACCAATATGGTGGTAAATGAACTATTCATAGATTCTGCTACGTTAAGGGACAATGTGGTAGCAATTGCGAAGCAATTAGGGTATAGACCCAAAAGTATTACATCACCAACTGCTTATATTAACTTCACGATTGATTATAATACACCAACAACTGATAGGGAGTTAATATTAAGAAGAGGTACTGGATTTATTACTTCATTTGATAATAACATTTATCAGTACATTGCAACGGAAGATGTTACTGGTCAAGTTGTTAATGATCAAGCAGTATATTCAAATGTTCCATTAAGAGAGGGAACATTAATTACAAATACGTATACAATCAATACTGCATTAAGTACACAGAGATTTATTTTAGACAATCCAAATATTGACACTAATACCATCAGAGTAAATGTTTTTCCTACAGGAGGATCATTTAGTGAAGAATATTTAATTTCTGACAATATATTAGGTGTTGATGGACAATCAAAGATTTTCTTTCTTGATGAGATAGAAGATGATCGTTATGAGATATTATTTGGTGATGGAGTTATTGGTAAGAAGTTAGACAATAATTCTAGAATTGAAGTATCGTATATTACAACTAGTGGACCAGAATCAAATAGTGTAAAAACATTTGTATTTTCTGGTGTATTAGAGAATCCAGATGGTGTAACACCAAATTCTTATGAAGTAACAATTAATTCTACTATAGCAGCTGCTGGTGGTGAGGATAAAGAATCTACTGAGAAGATTAAATATAATGCACCAAAGACATATGGTACACAGAATCGTGCAGTAACTGCACAAGATTATAGTGCAATTGTAAGGAATGTTTATCCATCAATTAGTGATATTATTATTTTTGGTGGAGAGGATCAAGATCCACCAGAATATGGAAAAGTATTTCTTGTAATTAAACCAACAAATGCTGCATATTTAACATCAACTACAAAAGCAAATATTATTTCAGATTTGAGAAAATATACAATTGCATCAATTGAACCTGTAATTATTGATCCATCTGTATTGTATGTTGAGTTAACTAGTAAGATCTATTACAATAGTAATACAACAGATCAGACAGAAGCACAAATTAGAGATAAAGTTATTGGATCTGTACAAGATTATCTTGATGATTCTGATATTGAAAAGTTTAATGGTAAATTTAGATATAGTAAAATTGTAGGTGTTATTGATAATTCTGATCGTAGTATAAATTCTAACTTAACCTCTATTAAAATGAGGAAAGATTTTATTCCACAACTAAACACAAAGACATATTATGAGATATGTTTTCAGAATGCTTTTGAGACTGATTGTGATGATCCAGTTTTGACCAGTACAGGGTTTAGGGTTACTGAATATCCAAATTATGATGTTTATATTGAAGACCGAAATGGCAAAATTGTCCTATATAGACTAGACTCGTTAAATGGCGAAAAAGTAGTTCTTAACGAAGAACTTGGTGATATTGATTATCAAAAAGGTGAATTAAGAATGTATGATGTGACTATCATTAAAGGTAGTTTTTCTGATAATAGAATATCTGTAAGAATAAGCCCAGAATCTAATGATGTGAGGGCAGTACGAGAAGTTTATCTAGATGTTGATATTGCTAATTCAAGTTTTACAGCTTACAAAGAGTAATTAAATGACCGTAAAGACTAAAAGAATATCTACTCTTATTGAATCACAATTACCAGAATTCATCTCAAGTGAATATGAGATGTTTAGTAAGTTTGTACAAAAATATTATGAATCTCAGGAAGTACAAGGTGCTCCATTAGATGTAATTACCAATATCCAAAAGTATATGGATATTGATTATTATGAAAAGAATTTACTTAAGCAAAATGATGAATTAGCATTATCATTAACTTCAACAGATACATCTATTACTCTTGTAGATGGTTCTTCATTTCCAGAAAAGAATGGATACGTAAGAATTGGTGAAGAAATTATATTTTATGCTAGTAGAAGTGGTAATGAACTCCTAGAATGTTCTAGAGGTGTTAGTGGTAATACAAAATTAGGAGATTTGTATAATGAATCAAATTTTGTAACTACTGTAGCTTCTACACATTCATTAGGAGAAAAAGTATATAACATCAGTAATTTATTTCTTTATGCAATTGTAAGAAATTTTGAGTCTCAATACTTAGGTTCTTTTCCTGAAAAGTATCTTAAGGAAGATGTAGACAAAAGAACTTTAATTAAAAACATTCAAAAGTTTTATAAAGCAAAAGGAACTGAAAGTTCAATTAAATTTGTTTTCAATTCTCTTATTGCAAAAGAAGAAGATAATGTTCCATCAACATATAATCCAAGAGATTATACGTTAAAGTCTTCAATATCAGATTGGGTTACATCATATTCATTAAAAGTAAAAGTTGTTTCTGGTAATGCATCTAGTCTTATTGGAAATAAAATTATACAAGATGATAAAAATTATCCTTATGCATCTGCTATTGTAGATGATGTAAGACCAATTGGTGGTGCTGATGGCGAACAAATTTACGAAGTAATTTTAAATCCACAATCAGTAAATGGAGAATTTAGAATTTCTTCAAGAACTGAGCTAGAAGAAGAAATTTCAACTAGTTTAACTGCAGGAGATAGAGTTACTGTACAATCAACTGTTGGATGGAAAAAAGAAGGATCATTTATTGTTGGTAACGAAACATTTACATTTAAAGAAAAAAATGTAAAACAATTTTATGTAGATACCAGATCATCTTCAGTAACACATAATGTTGGTGATGCTGTATATGATTTTTCTCCTGTAAAGTATAATAATGTTGTGCTAATGGTATTTGGCACGTTATATGATTTAAAACCATCAATTTCTTTACCATATGCAGCAAAGGGTGATAGTGTTCAAATAACAAATTCTGGATTTAATACCAGAGATAGAGTTATTTTTAATGCCAGTGATGAAACAATTAGGTGGTATTTAAATGATTTAAATACTGCCCCTTCTTCTTCGTCCAATTTGAGTCTACAAACTCAAATAGAAGATTTTATTGCTGATGTTTCTGCTATCTATGAAGATGAACAGTTTTACTACATTTGTTCATCTAGTTATCCATCTTATGATATTTTAAGTGTCACTGATAACGAAACTCTTCTTGATCCTAAAGTTTTAAGGATTATTAGAAAAAATCCAATACAGACTACTGAAATTTATGAAACTAGTAATAGAGACGTTGGTATTTTTGTAGATGGAACTCTGGCGTTTAGTCACAAAGATAGCGATCTTGTAAAATATGGTTATATAACAAAAACTAATATTACAGCAAAAGGATCTGGATATAAGAAATCTCCGTTTGTATTAATTAATAATCAACCTAACAAAGCTGTTTCTGTACTATCTGGAGAAACTGTAAATTCAATTTCTATCATTAATAATGAAATTTACACAGATGATCCTGAAGTAACTATTACATCTGGTAGAAATGCTACTGCAAAAGCAATTGTTACAAAGGGTGAAATTACTAGTATTGTTGTTGAAAATCCAGGAGAATATTATTCAAGTCCTCCAATTGTTAGAATTACAGATTCTAATGGAAAAGGAAATTTTGCTGAATATGAGTCTGTAGTATCAGAAGATGGTCAAGTTACAGAATTTATACAGATTAATAAAGGTAGATTGTATGGAAAGAACACAGTATCTGTAGATATTATAGCACAAGGATCTGGTTCTACAGCAACTGCTGAAATTAGAAAGTGGGTTAAGAACAGATATAAAAAACTTGAAAATTCTTTAGATGATGCAAATGGTTATGTATTTGATACATATAATCCATCAACTGGTAAACATTATGGCATAGTTGCAAATCCACTCAAACTGAGAGCGAAGATTGGGGATAACTTAAATAATCTATTACAAGAACCTGCAACTAAGGTTCACTCAAAAATTCTAGGATATGCTTTTGATGGCAATCCAATTTATGGACCATTTGGATATTCTGATCCAGGTGATCCTACATCATCTATTGCAAGAATGCAATCTGGATATACAATTAAAACTTCAAGGGAAAATGGTCCATCTATTGCAACCTATCCATTAGGAACCTTTATTGATGACTATACATGGACAAAGAATATTACTACTGGTAAAACAAGACTTGATGAAAATAACGGAAGATATTGCGTAACACCAGAATATCCAGAAGGAACATACGCATATTTTATATCTACTAATAGTTTAAATAATCCAACCTTTCCATATATCCTTGGAGAAAATTTTTATTCTTTACCAGTATCTTCAAATTATAGTTCAGATATTTCACAAAACGATCTTCCTAGAAATAGTTTAAGATTAAATGTTAGTGGCATAGATTCAAACGGATATAATGCTGTTGCAACTATTCAATCTGTTAAAAAAGGATCTGTTACATCTGCTGTAGTAGAAGATTCTGTTGGCAATTTTTCTGTTGATAATGAATTAAATCTGAATAGTTTAGTACTAGTTGACGATTCAAATACTGGAGGACAAGGAGCTGCAGCATCTGTTAGCGAAATTTTTGGAAGAAATGTAGAGAGTGTAGAATCAGTAGAAGTAAAACCAACAAAAATATCTACAAGAAATTTTGTATATTTCTTTGATGGTGATATTATTACTCAAGATAATACTGGTGCCACGGGAGAAGTTGTAGGTGATTCTTTTAATACAACAGAAATTGTTCTTAGATCGGTAACAAATACATTTAATTCTACTGACACTATTAGTTCAGATAAAACTATTATTAATGTAACAATAGATAAAGAATCGTCTTATGTAAAAGGGTCTGTATTAAGTTTGTATGATGGTGTTGATTCTACAATTGCTACTGGTGAAGTATTAGAATCTACTAATGATCAAAATATTGTAAAATTAAAAGTATTGACTGGATCTTTTATTGTAGATGATAGTTATTCTTTATTAAGTGATAATTTAATTGACACTTCTGGTTCTAAAATAATTGTTATTAGTTCACTAAGTAAAAACATTAACGTATTATCATCTTCTTCTAATATTGTTTTAGTAAAAACTGAAGATGCTCACAGACTATCAATTAATGATATTATTAATGTTGAGATTGATCCAGACGATTCTGTTACTGAAACAACTTATTATGTAAGAAAAAGAAAGTATCAAAAACTTAAATTAGCAAAACAAAATTATTTTTCTACTATTCAAGATACTGGTATTGGTAGAATTGATACATTAATTGGCGGGTTTGATTATGCATCATCAACTTTTGGTGGTGGAACTTTTACTGATGTTGAAGTTTTATTCTCAAATGTTAATGATGCAAGAAATAATCTTGGTCAAACTGTTGGTGACGTAGATAGTGCTGTTATTGGGAGATCTGGTGGATCTGATAATGCTAGAGCTACAGTTACAATTGGTTATATTGTTAACGTTACATCATCAAATAGCGCAACAAATACAATTGTTGTAGATGATACGACTCATGTATTTCCTGGAATAAGAGTTCGTGGACAAAATATTTCTAATGATACATCTGTATTATCTGTTGATAGAGATACTAATACAATTACACTAACAAACAATCAAACTAATTTTCCAATAACAGGTGCATTAACTACAGTTGTTTTTAATCCAGGAGTAGTTTCAACAGTAACTATAACTTCAAAAGGAACAAATTATAGAAAAGGAGATACAATTTCCTTTGCTGATAGTGATTTAGATAAAGGCAATTTCCCAAATGCAAGAGACTATCTTGCAATTGTAGATCATATAGGATTATCAACTACTGATAATATTCTTTCTTTAGTAAATGTAAGAGGATTATCTGAAAATGATCTATTAAGAATAGGTCAAGAAACAGTAAAAGTATTATCAGTTGATATTACTAATAACAAAGTAGTTGTAGAAAGAGGTCAAAATAATACATTAATTACAGATCATTACAATGGCACTACATGCGAATTAATTGAATCTGAATATCGCTTTACTCCAGGAACACAATTGTTTGATCAAGATCCTGGAGATCCATTTGTTAAGTCATATGATAAAGATACACAAGTACTTACTTTATATTATGAATATGGCGAAACAAGTATAAGAAATATTAATTTAAATACTTTGTTTACTGATCAAAGTTCTCCTGCCAAGACAGCATCAGTATCAGAATTAATTGCTTTATATAATAAATTTGAATACTCTAAGTCTAACACAAATTTTGAAATTCTAACAACATTAGACTTACAGAAAAATTATAGTTATAAATTTGACACTAGTCATTCGTCTATGGCAAATACTTTCTTGGAATTTTCTCCAAGTATCAACAGAAACATTATTGCTGTAGATAGTTTTAGGTCAAACTTTGCTCCTGGAGCAAATGGATCTTATATTACTTTAAAACCAGGACAAACGTTTAGTTATTTTTATGGATCAACTCCTATTGGAAATGCTATTGATGGAAATGCTCTAGTAAAAGATGAATCTCTAGTTGAATACACAAGATACTATTTCTTTGATAAAAATAATGATGTTGATGTTTCTGATAGTTATTTTAACATAATTAATGATCCATTACAAGGTCGTAAGAAGATTGTTTTCACAACAGAAAATTCTTTTGTTTATGATTATACAACAACTCCGCAATATGATGGATCAGGAACAATTAAATACTCTACAACTAATAGATTTGCTGTAGGTAGAATTAAATCTGTAAAAATAGATAGTCCTGGAGATGGTTATGAAAATGTACCATCTATTTTTGGTGTAGCTCCAAGCAGAGAATTAGAAGCTACTGTTGATGTTCAATACAATCCAGTATCAAAAAATATAACTGGTCTTACTCTTCTTCAAAAAGGTAAAAACTATGTTAATCCAAAAGCAGTTGTAATTGGCGATGGTTCTGGAGCTATAATAGATGTTTTTGTTAAGGATGGTGAAATTGTATCTGTATTCTTAAAAAATGGCGGAAGATACAATAGTGCTCCATCAATAAAAATTGTAGAGACTTCAGTAAAAATATATTTCCAATCAGATAATATTGGCGTTCCAGAAAGTGTAAAAATAGAAAATAGCGGATTCTTATATCATACTGATGATACTTTATCCAGAAAGTATTTGTCAACTACTGCATTAACTCTTTTTAATGTTGACGAAGATGCATTTACAGAGGGAGAGAAGGTTGTATCTGAAAGTAATGGCGTAGTCTATGCTACTGGTATAGTAGCAAAAAATGGATGGAAAAAGGGAAGTAATATTATAAGACTACGTAACGTTACTGGAAGTTTTATTAAAGGTCTTTCAGTCCAGAGTGAATTTAGAAAAAAACCTGCAGAGATTATTGATATTTTTACGTCAGAGTTTTCTCCAAATGTAAAGACATATTATGATAACATTGGATACTATAAATCTGATAAGGGTAAAATTGGTTCTAATTCTCAAAAAATAACAGATTCTTATTTCTATCAAGATTTTTCGTATGTAATTAGATCAAAAACACCTATTAGTGTTTGGAGAAATTTAATTAAAGAAACTACTCACCCAGCTGGATTCCAGTTATTTGGAGAATTAGTTATAGAATCTTTTGGAAAAAATGATGTAAAGAGTGCTAATTTAAAGAACTTTAGTATTATAAACCTTGCTCCAAAACAGGTATCAAATCTTTCTACTAGCAAGTTTATAAAGCAGTCAATTGTTAATTATAATCATGTTAATGAAGAAAGAGGATTAGGATCTGTCTCAGTTGATTCTCAAAACAATACAGAAACATATGCTACTGAAATAAGTATATCTCCAGCATTTGATGGTGTTACAAAAACTTTTACAATTCAAGATAAAAATACTAACAATCCATTAACACCATATAATGAAGAAGAACTTTTAATTACTTTAGATGGAGTTGTTCAGGAACCAAAAGTAGCATATACAGTTTCTGGAACAAACATTACTTTTGCAGATGCTCCTCTTGGAGAAAGAACAGCAGAAGGTCAAAATGTTCCTCCTCAAACTTTTTATGGAAGAGCATTTAAATTCAAAATTGATACTTTAAATGAAGAGTATTTAAGGAAAGTAAGAAATTTCTTCCAGAGAAATGGTAGATGGTTAGATGCAGCAAATCAAATAAAATTCAATAGACAATTTATTGTTGAAGAATCTATTGGATATGTTACCGAAAAATATCCAAACATTGCATGGAACCAATTTAGAGAAAAGTGTTCTAGAGATATTGGATATTTTATAGATGCTATAGAACATGACATTAGATTTGGAGGAAACTTTAAGAGCATTTCAGCAGCTGAATCTTATTATAATAATAATACAGTAGATCATATTACAGATCAGATTACAGAATCTTTAGATGCTTTTAAATATGCAGCAAAACTATGCGCAGCAGCAATAAGAAATTGGGATTATACTGTTACAAACGCAGTAATTGCTCCAAATAATGAAACTGATATTATTCAAGTTGATTCTACATTTGGTATTGTTATTGGAATGAATATCAGTAGTGGTTCTCAATATGCTGAAGGAACTACAGTAACTGAAATTGTTAATGATACTCAAGTAAGAGTTTCAAATAATTCTTTTATTTCTAATATTGCAAATTCTCTAGATGTTCAACCAGGACAAACTGTAATTATTTTACTAAATGAAGTTTATGCAGGTGTACAAATACAAGATACAGGAATTATAGAAGTTGGTGATGTTAACGTTGCACAGGTTGGAGCGGCTACTTTAACATCAGTAACATCTTTCTTTACTATTCCACAAGTAACATTTTCTTTAAGTAAAATAAACAATGGAACGTTTTATGATGCGTCTAACTTAATTGAGAAAAATAAATTATACATTCAAGAAGAAACTCTTGGATATATTAAAGCACAATATCCATTATTAGTCATACCAGACGAAACAAAATGTAAGAGAGATACTGGTTATCTAGTGGATGCTGTTGTTTATTCTTTAAGATATGGCGGAACTGAAAAGATAATTGAATTTGCAAAATCTTATTATAATGGCAACACTTTAAAATTTATTAATAATGAACTCACAGAATCTGTTGAAGCATTTGAATATGCAGTATCATTAATGGTTTTAGCAATGAGAACCTTATTGCCCAATGGAACTTATACCTCAGAAATACCTTTTACAGGTCAAAATATTTTATCAGATCCAGAACCATTCTTAGCATCATGTATTGAAGTAGAATCTTCATTAGATTCTTATTCAAATATTGTAAAGACATTACTTCTTAATGGCATTGGTTTAGTTCAACCAGAACCAGAAAATAGTCAGAGATCTGGAAATTGGACAAATAGAAAGACATATTCTAATTATGATATCATTGCAGATTCTAAATTGATATCATATCCAGATTATAATGATTCTATTGGATCAAAAGAATGTGATGACGTAGTAGATTCTATTTCGTCTCTTTACGGCGGATTGGAATCTGTATTATTAAATGGTGTAAATTCTGTAATTAAAACAAATGTAGATTATATTGATGGCGAAACAAAGGAATTCGAATTATATTATGAAGACTCTTCTATAGTTAAAACAGACGAAAATGAAAATCTTCTTGTATTCTTAAATGGAGTTTTGCAATTGCCAAAATCTTACAACATTGTAAGATCTAGTGATGAAAATGAACCAGATATTATATCTTTCACAGAAGCACCGAAATGGGAACAAAATTTAAATTCTATAACTACACAAGAACCAATAGCTATTGACAAAACCTTTATTACTAGAGTTGGTAGTTATGAATCGTTAACAATAGATAACGAAAGAGTATCTATTAAAAAAACTGGACCATTTTTAATCTTTGATAGTAAAACAAACATTCCAAGAAAAATTGATGATACTAGATATGCGTATGTTTTTGTAGATGGCGTTTTACAAAATGCATCAAAATCTTATATAATCAGTGGTGCCACTATTACATTTAAAAAACCACTTTCATATCACATACTTGATGACGGAACTCAAATTTCTCCAAGGGTTGATATCTTATTATTCTATGGTAGAGATATTGAGAAAAAATTAACTTTCTATGATTTTGAGCCAGAAACTTATTATAATAAAGTCAATTTTAGCATTACAGATTCTAGTGTAGGTGCAACAGAGTATAATAAAATTGTACAATATTTCCAATTATTTGCACCATCAAATTACAATCTTTCTAAAGTTGTAAATGGTACTACATTGCTTGAATTAAATACAACTACTGGAGAATTGAATATAATTGGTCATATTAAAAAAGTATTTTTTGATCAAAATTTAAATAGGGTAGATTTTGTTATTTCTAGTAATAATATTGTGGTTGGCAATGAGTTTGGAATATTGGATCCAAATGGAACTCACATTCTATCATATGATGGTTCATTAAACAATCCCAATAATGTAAGTTATCAATTAAGCAATGAAGTAACTGCAGATTTTACTTATGATTTAGATGCAGAGACAGGACTAAGAAGACTTCCAAGAACTGCTTCTCCATTTGCATATGATACTGCACATGCTAAAAAAGAATGGGATTTAAAACCATCGATGATTCCAAATTTAAAAGAAGGCGATAAGATTAAAATTGATGGGGAATCTGACTTTAGAGAAATAACTTCAATACCTGATACTGTATTCTCAAAAGATTTTAGACCTGGAACTATTGTACATAATGAAATATATGCAAAAGTATCAGCAACTAATTATAACGGATTTACAAAAGGAATTGGTTTAGGCATAGTTGCTGAACTATCAAATGGGTCAGTTTCTAATTTAGTCTGGAATAAAAGAGATTACAATCTATATACTGAATTTGGAATAGTTGATAAATCAACTGTTTATGGATACATGTATCCACCAGAAATTGAATTTATTCCTGTTGATAATAATGGCGGTGGAGCTAAAGCAGAAGCCATAGTATTAAATGGCATGGTAGTTGATATTGTATTAACAAATCCTGGATCTGGATATACACAACCACCAAAAGTAGTAATTTCTCGTGGATATTTTAGAGATAAAGATCATAGAAAGATTGATTATTATATTAGTTTCTCTAAAATTCCTACAGAAACAAATGTAAAATCAAGTAATTTTGTTACATCAACAATTACAGCAATAGTTGGCGGATATCAACCAGATGGAGTTGTATTATATGCTTCTGTTTCTTCACCTGCAGAACTTAATAATGAATTTGTAGGTATTAATCAAATAACTATTGAAAATGAGTTAGATGTTTCTGTTTCTCATGAAATTGTAAGTAAGATTGATGTTTCTGCAAAAGAAATATCAATGTCTTCAACTACTTTCAGCACTGCTGTTAATGTTGTTGAAGTTGATGTAAAACTTGTTGAAGTTTCTATTGATAAAACAATTATAAACTTTACAAGATTGCTTGGATCTATTGACAAAGCATTTAATGAATATCCAGATTTTTATAATCAAGATATATTAGGAAATAGTTTACGAACTTTTGAAGGATTTAAATTTGTTGAAACTGGATACTCAGATGTTTCTTTACTAACAATTGAAGATTATTCAAATCTATATCCAGATTTGACAATTGGAGATTTTGATGAACCTGGAACTGTTCGTGTAAATACTACACTTGATCTTAGATTTAATTCTGCTTATCCATCAATACAAAATTTTGCATCATATCTAGATATTGCAGTAAATGCAACTGATAATACAATATACGTTCCAGACACTAGTAGATTTGCAGCATCAGGAAAACTTTTACTTGGTGATGAAATAATTGAATATACATCTAAATTAACAGATCGTTTTATTGGAGTTACTAGAGGTGTAGACGGAACTACAGCAAAACCACATGATGCTGGAGATTTAATCAGAACCTTTTAATGCTTAATTGTATAAATATATCAGAAATTGTAGAAGAGATTTTTTAAATGCCTGCCATCATCTCAGAAAAGTTTAGAATTTTTAATGCGAAGCAGTTTATAGAGTCTTTTACTGAAGGCAGTGGAGAGTCTGATACCGCTAGAACTAGAATGTATTTCTTTGTAGGTCGTCCTCAAAGATGGGACGCATATCTAGAAATTTACAGTCAAAATGCTACAGCATTTAATGTTGGAGACGAAGTTTTCGTCGGTGCTAACTACGGATCTTCAACTTTTAGAGCAAAAGTAAGACAAGTTTTTGAAGAAAGTCTTCTTCTCTATGATGTAAATGGTGCGGCAGGAATCTCTAGCACACCAAGTGTTGGTTCAACTTTACTTGGTTACTCGGGCGGAGTTAACACTGGTGCTCAAGCTGTAACAGGAGTTTACAGATATGCTACCGATGAAATTCCACCTCAACCACTAGATAACCAGACAGAAAAATATGCTGTCTATGACGACCTAATTTCTGCAAAAAGAATTTCATCTGATTATGTTAGAACTGTAGTAACTAGATACAATTGGATTGCAGGCACAATCTATGATATGTGGAAACCAGACTACTCAGGTGTTTCTACTGGAAGAACTGGTAAGACAGCGGCAAATGGAGCTCCATCAATTTCTTCTGCAAAATATTATGTAATGAATTCTTCTTATCAAGTTTGGTCTTGTGTTCAAAACTCAAATGGATCACAATCAACTGAAGAACCTTCTATTACTCCATCTGTAGGAACTTATAATTCTAGCACAGGATTGTTTAGAGAATCTACTGGTACGTATGTTTGGAAATATATGTATACTATTCCAACAGATGACGTTATGAGATTCCTCACAACTGATTTTATGCCAATTGTGTTGCCAACAGAAGCAACTAGAGCAAATGTTTTAGCAACACAGGTTGTTGATGGAGCAATTGATGCATATGTAATTGAAGATGAAGGAACTGGATTGACTAATGGAACTTATTATGCTCCAGTTGTTGGCGATGGATCTGGTGCTATTGCAGTAATTACTGTTAGTGGCAATGTTATTACTTCTGTAGAAACATATTCAACTAATAGAGGTTCTGGTTATACATACGGATCTGTTACATTTGCTACTGGTACAGGGTCTGGTGCAACTGCCAATGGACTATTTGGCAACCCTACTTTGACCACACCAGCAAATCCAGGTGGTCAAGCAAATATTGAAGTTGTAATTCCACCTCAGGGAGGATACGGTGCTGATATGGAGTTAGAATTGAATGGAAAGAGAGTTCTAACAAACATTCGTTTGGCATCAAATGAAGGAAGTGGAGATTTCCCTGTTGATAATGATTTCCGTAGAATTGGTATTATTCAAGACCCAACCTCAAATGGATCTCTTGCAATTGCAGACACCTTGAATGGATTGACTGCATTAAAGATTACAGGAGCTGGTGCTGATTATATTGTAGATGAAGTTGTAACTCAAGATTTGGGTGGTGGACTAACTGCAAAAGGAACAGTTGTTTCTTGGGAACCAGATACTGTAGGTTCTTTCAATGGTGTACTAAAAATATTCCAATCTACAGAATATCACAAAGATAATGGTGTTGTAAGAGCATTTGATTCTTCACTTGCCGCAACTGTTGATGGAACTAATTCTGTTACTGCAGGAACTATTGATAACACTTATAACGCTGCATCTGGTCCAAGTTTGTTCGGAACATTTACTAATGGCATTTCGCTTCCTGAAATTGACAATAATAGCGGAGATGTCATATACATAGAGAATAGAAGACTAATCACGAGAGCTCCTGATCAGATTGAAGATATCAAACTAGTTATAGAGTTCTGATTAAGTCTGTTTATTAATAACAAAAGTAGATAGACTCGTAAAATGCCACAGAAGACTAACCTCAATGTAGATCCCTACTTTGATGATTTTGATCCATCCAAGAACTTTTACAGAGTTCTTTTTAGACCTGGATATTCTATCCAAAGTAGGGAACTTACTACTTTGCAGTCTATTTTGCAAAATCAAATTGAAAGTTATGGCAAGTTCCAGTTTAAACAAGGAGAACTTGTTGTACCTGGAGAAGTTGGTTTAAACAATAATTTAGATTATGTAAAATTATCTTCTGTATCAGAAGTTGCAGTTAATGTTGATGGCGAAATTGTTTATCGTAAGTATGATATAAAACAACTAGTAGGTGAAAAATTACAAGGTATTACATCTGGAGTTATAGCTACTGTTATTGAGACAGATTATGCTACAGAATCAGAAGCGGATACAATTTACGTAAAGTATACCACAAGTGGCGATGCTGCTACTGAGAGGACCTTCAGGCAGGGTGAAACACTTGAAGTAGTAAATGGTATCAATACTCCTCTATTGATCGTTGGAACCGATGGTAGCGTCCTCCCAACTAGCATATCTATTGTAGATCCAGATACTGGAGAAGTATCTAATGAATTAAGTCCTGCAATGGGTCATTCTTCAGCTGTAAAAGTTGAAGAAGGTATCTATTTTGTTAATGGATTTTTTGTTCGCAATGATGAAGAACTACTTATTATAAACAAGTATTATAACAGACCTTCAGCAAAAGTAGGATTCAAAATTTCAGAATCTTTGATTTTTGCTGAGGAAGATAGTTCTTTATATGATAATGCAAGAGGTTATTCAAACTTTGCATCTCCTGGAGCAAGTAGATTAAAAATATCTCTTTCTCTAGAAAAGTATGACTACTCTCAAATTACAGATAAAAACTTTATTCAGATACTAAAAGTAAAATCTGGTATTATTGAAAAGCAGATTAAGAAAGCAGATTATACATTAATTGAAGATACGTTAGCAAAAAGAACTTATGACGAATCTGGTGATTATGTAGTAGATAATTTTTCTGTAAATATTAGAGAATTTTATCAGAATGATACTAATAATGGAGTTTATGATTTAAATTCTGATAACACTGTTAATGGTATCTCTCTAGAAGAAGCAAAGAAAAAAATGATTGCTTCTATTGGACCAGGAAAAGCATACGTAAAAGGTTATGAAATTGTTAATAAAGACACAAAGTTTTTAGAGATTGATAAAGCAAGGGATAGTCTTGATAGAGATAATATTACATTAAAGGGAAGGGGAGTATCTGACTTTAAAATTACAAACACATATGGATCTATTCCTTTAAATACAGATGGATCTGAATTGACTTCATATCCAGATGTATACTTATACTCCACGTTTAATGACGGTAGTATTGGACTCAATGGAGCTTCAAATGATTACAAAACTACTGTTTCTAGAAGAGGAGAACAATATTCTTACATTTCAGATACTACTACGTTCTCAAATGAAGACATTGGTATTAAAACAATTTACTTAGAATTGAGTTTAGATTCTTCAATTAACTTTGGTGATGTAGATGCATCTAATGATTTTAGAACTTTAATTGGAGATCTTTGGTTTAAAAGATCAGAAACTGAAGTTTCTTCAGTAAAGTCTATTGCATACTCTCTTGTAAAGAGACCAGAAATTGATGGGTCTGGTCAAACAGATTACATGGAGTTAACAGTTTATGGAAATAAAAATGATTTAAATATATTCTTTAAAGAATATAATGAAAGTGTATCGGTAAGACAAACATTTCTCTATAGATCAAAAGAAGATGCAGAGGCAAGTTCTAATGAATTTGCTGCAATTAGAGATTATAATGAAATAATTACACCTTTGGTTGGAATTTCAAAACCAAAGAATTTTTACTTTAAAGATCTTCCTGCAGGATTTAATTCAAACGTTGATAAAATTATTTCTAAAGGTATTAATGGATATGATGGCACTTTTTCTTATAGTTACTTCAATCCAATATTCTTTACAAAAATAACATTAGATGATGAAGTTGCATCAAATACATTTCTCCCTGGAAAATATATTACAGGATCAAAGAGTGGTGCCTATGGCGTCATTGAAGGAACTTCTGGAGGAGCATTTTCTTTTGCAAATCAGTTATTCGTAAAAACTTTATCTGGCAATTTTCTTCCAGGTGAAACAATTTCCGATGAAGACAACAACGTAAGAAGAATCGCAATTGAAAATACAATCTCTCATTTTATTGTTACGAAAAAAGAATCTGGATATCCTGCAGAAAACACTACAATTTCTTTGAATGGTGTTGAATATGATAACTCTAAAATATCATTAGGGATTTCTGGAGACCAAACTTTGTATAAAGTTGAAATTGCAGATAGAAATGCAACGTTGCAAACTTATGCAACTCCACCTACAGTAAAAGCTTTAGTTAGTGGACCTACAGCATCTCCAAATCCTGAAGCAACAATTGTTGCTGTATTGTTTAAAAATACAGTACTTAACTATTCTCCAAACAATATAAAATCTTTATACTCTGTATTTGGATCTGGTAATACGAATAAGTTTAGTGCTGATATTGATTTGAATAGAGAAAAATATTCTAATGTTACACAAGTAACTTCATTTACTTTTTCTGGGACAAAGGGTTATAAGTATCTAGAATCAAATGGTTTTGGTGATGATGCATCAAAATATTTGCAACAGGGTGACCTAATTCAATTTACAGATTCTACTGGAAATGTTAATAAGTCTATTGTACAGTATACAACTAGCCCAGAAGGAACTATAAAGACAAGAATATATTTAGATTCTGTTTTACAAGAAAATGTATTAAATTCATCTGTTGTTTCTGTAAGACCAAAACAATCAAATACAACGACATCAACTTTACTATTCCCAACAGGTAGTAAGCAAACAAAATCTTTAGTAAAAGATGTATCCGATTCTAAATTTAAATATTATTTTAGAAGAGATTTTGTTGTTGAAGCTGCTTCTTCTGGAGGCAATTTAACTTTTGCTGCTCAATTGCCATTTGGAACACAGAGATTTGTAAAATACGAAAAAGAAAATTATATTATTACTGTTTTAGATAAAGGATCATCTACTGAAGTAGAAAATGGGGATATTCTTTATATTGATGAAAGTTATGTAGATATCTCTACTTCTACAGATTCTACAAGTGGTCTTACTTCTGGAAGTGTTACTATCAATCTCCCCAGTAATTTCTTTGGAGAAAATCTTTCAGCACCTTTCCCTACATTAAAACTAACAGCAACATTAGAAGTTTCAAAGGCAAAACCAAGATTGAAAACTTCGGTTATTAATAAGAGAATTGTTATTTCATCTAGTGGAGATAGAGTAATTCCACTTAGAGGATATGATTATGACACAGAAGATACCGAATCATTTAGCTACTCTGATGCATACAAGTTGAGATATGTTTATGTTGGCGGAGCAAATCCACCTGTGGTTGATCTAAGTGGAAATTTGATTAGTGGCGAAGACGTAACAAATAGATTTACATTTGATAATGGTCAAAGAGATACTTTTTATGATATTTCAAGAATTGTATTGAAACCTGGATTTGAATCACCAAACGGTCAATTAGTTGTTGGATTTGATTATTTTGAACATTCTCAAGGTGATTTCTGTACTGTAGATTCATACTTACATGAAGCTGGTGTTGGCGAAGAAGAAATTCCAGATTTTAATTCTTCTGTTTATGGCAATCTTTTACTCAAGGATGTCGTTGATTTTAGACCAAAAGTAGATACAACATCTTTAATAACTGGATTCCAAGATAATTCTATTTTAAGCAAGTCCAATTTTATTAGTTTCAATGGACCTGGTGGTGTATCAAGTAGCACTCCAGCAATTGATTCAAATATTGATTATACAATTTCATTCAGTCAATCACAATACTTAGATAGAATTGATGGAATATTCTTGACTAAGAAAGGAGATTTTGTTGTTAAAAAGGGCAATTCTTCTTTGAACCCAACAAAACCAGAATCTATAGATGATAGTATTCCTTTGTATTATGTTTATATTCCTGCATTTACAAATACAAGTGAAGATGTAAAAATTATTGCAGTTGACAATCGTAGATATACGATGCGTGATATTGGAAAATTAGAAAAGCGTATTGAGCGTCTTGAACATTATACTACATTAAGCATCCTAGAGCAACAAGCTTTGAACATGCAAATCAAAGATGAAGTTGGCATTGATAAATTTAAAGTTGGATTTATTGTTGACAATTTTGAATCTCATAAAGTTGGTAACTTATCTTCTATTGATTACAAGTGTTCTATTGATACACAACAATCAGTATTAAGACCAGAAGCAAAAGAAGATTCTTTAAAAATTGAAGAGTTATATCAATCAAATGAAGAAAGATCAATTAGTGGATATGTTAACAATGATGGTATTGTTACTTTACCATTTACAAATTTAAATCTTGTTCAAAATCAATTTGCTACAAAGAAAATTAATCCAAATCCATTTGTAGTAATTCAATATGCTGGTGATGGATCTTTAAGTCCACAAGTAGATCAATGGTATGACAATACTACAAAACCATTGGTTGTAAATGATAATGTTGGATTGTTCTCTATTTTTTCTGCAAAACAAACTACTGATTCTGCTATATCAAGTATTTACAATAATTATATTGTTAACTGGGTTGGAACAGATAGAACGTTCTATAATATTGATCCTCTTACTTCTTTAAATGCAGAGAAATCTAAGACAAGTGTAGATCTAGCTTTGATTTCCAGTAGTTCTAATATAAGTCCTCAAAATTATGAACTTGCGCAAGGTATCAATAGAAATGTTATTGGAAACAAATCTGTATTGAATGCTGTTCAATATTATGCAAGAACCCAAGCAGTTAAATTTACTGTTGGTAGAATGAAGCCAGAAACTGAAATATTTGTTTTCATGGAAGGAACAAATATTGGAAGATGGGTTAATCCAGACTTTAAGTTTACTGGTATTGCTGGAAACTCTTCTACTGCTTTTGGAAGATCTATTGTTACAGATGAAAATGGAAATGCAAGTGGTGTCATTATTATTCCAGCAGGTTCTGCTCCAGTAGAAGGATCTTCTTGGAATAATAATATAGAATCTATAACTTATGATACTACAGGAAAATCATTAAGATTCCCTACTGGTATAAAAACTATCAGATTTACATCAAGTTCTGAAAATGAAAGTAAAAATACTGTAGAAACTTATGCAGAAGTAAAATATTATGCTACTGGTATTATTCCACAAAGTCCTTCTTCAATTATTTCAACAAGACCATCTTACTTTAAATCAAATGAAGGAGTGCAATTAATTGATAGCAATACTGATATTGAAGTAAGACCAAATCCATTGGCACAAACTTTCAAAATTGAAAATTATAAAGGTGGTGTTTTTGCTACTGGTGTAGATCTTTTCTTTAACAAAAAGAGTTCTGACATTCCAATTAGAGTATATCTAACCAATGTAGATTTAGGAAAACCAGCAAAAAATATTATTCCAGGAACAGAGTGTTCTTTGAATCCAGAAACTAAGTTAAAAGTATATACAAGTGGTTCGTTACCTTTAAAAATTGGTGAACTTATCAATGGAGAAAAATCAGGTGCTTCTGGTCCACTTGCAAAAGTATATGATAAAAATAATTCAGAGGTTGTTGCTTCTGCTAGTGGAATTGTAACTTTAAATAATGAACAAGTTTATACATTAGTTCTTTCAAATTATAATGGAATTTACTTCACACAAAATGAAAAGTTAACGAGTGATACATTAACTGCTGAAAATAATCTAAAAGGCACTAATTTAACTGTAACTATTGCAAAAGATTCTGGAAAAATCTCTGAAATCTTAATTGATTCTGTAGGTAATAATTATGATAATGCTATTTTGAGTATTGAAAGTCCACAATTACCAGGAGGAACATCTGCTTCAGCTTCATGTAAAGTTTCTGGTGGTAAAGTATATACGACAGAATTAGTAATTCCTGGTAGCGGTTATACAGAAAACCCATCAATCGTTGTAAGAGGAACAGGATCTGGTGCTGCTGGAGCAGTAGTTAAAGCAAAGATTGAAATTGATACTCCTGCAGTTGTTATGGGTGTAGCAAATGATGACTTTGATACATTTGCAGTGACCGATTCTACCACACCAACTAGATTTAACTTTAAGTATCCAATATATCTTCAAAATAATGCTAACTATGCTTTGGTTGTAGAAACTGATTCTACTGAATATGAAATGTGGTCTTCTAAATTAGGAGATTCTGACATTTCTACAAACATTACAGTTACAACTCAACCTGCATTAGGTTCTTTATATAAATCACAAAATATTGACAATTGGACAGAAGATCTTTTTGAAGATGCAAAGTTTACTTTATACAGAGCAGAATTTGATATTAGCAGAACAGCAGACTTGTTCATTAAAGAAAAATCTTTGGGGTATGAATCTTTAGAAATAGATCCAATTGAAACCTCATCTATATCTGAATCAACTGCTACTTCAACGCTGTTTAAAATAACAACGCTATTGTAAAAGTTAATCATAAAAATCATGGATTTGAAGATGAAGGAAATTCTTATGTATTCTTTAATAATGCACAAGATGTTGGCGGAGTAACATCCGAAACATTGAATTCAACATTATTTGAAGTAACAAATGCAGGTGTTGATTCATACAATATTCAAATTCCTTACAGAGCTGGTAGTAGTGTTTTTGGTGGAGGCAATTTAATTGCTTCTTATAACAGAAAATATGAAAAACTATATGCACAAGTTCAATATATTCAATCTGAGGGGACATCTATTAATTCATTTGTAAAAACTACTAATATTGTCCCTGTTGATTCTTCAACACAAAATTATACTTCTTATTCAATATCTGATTATGAAAAAACATTTTTAAATGAAGAACATATTTTTACGAATCAAAAGGTAGTTGTTTCTGATATTAATAAAACTCTAAATGATATTGATAATTCGTTGACGTATAAAATTCAACTTTCATCAAGCGTTTCTTATTTGTCTCCTGTAATAGATGTTACATCATCTTCAATTAAAACTTCAACAAATAGAGTTGAAAATTCAAGTGGCAAAGAAGATCGTTTTGGTAAGAGATATCAAAAACTTAAGTTTTATTCAATATACACTTTTACTATTACTGGAAATGAATCTACTGATATTACTTTAAATCAAACTGTTGAAGGAGTATCCTCAAAAGCAAAAGGACGAGTAATTAAGTATGAAAGTAATAATGTAACTGTTAAATTGACAAGCATCAATGCATTTGAATCAAATGAAGAATTGAAATTCTCTACCAATTCTTTCAATAATCCTATTAATATTTCTGGTAATGTGACAGAAATTATTCCAGATTTTACAATTGGATCAACTGTTACATCTATGAATAGTAGTAATAACACAGTTAAATACGAAAATAAAATATCTGGAAAGGTTGTTTATTGGAATCCTCAATTTGGAGAATTAATTGTAGAGAATAACAAACAACCTATTAATGACGATTTTGAATCCATTATAACAATTGGAAGTTCTTTCTCTAGAAATTCTGTTGCAGAAAATCAATTAAATGATATTTTTAGAGTAGGAGACTTTTTATACAAATCAAACCTAGCAACGGATGATTCTCAGTTTATTGAAGTTTCATCAATGGAGTTTGAAAATGGTGTAGATTATATTGATGAAACTGGTTCAAAAAATAGTTCTTCTATTGCAAAATATATTACTAAAGAAGTTTCATTAAATAATAGCGGATCTTCAATTGATGTAAGACTTACTGTTAACTTGAGAGACGTTAATAATGTCAAAGTCTTCTACAAAACAAAGAACTCTTCCGAACAAGATAATTTTGAAGATATTAACTGGGTTCCATTTAATATTGATGGCAATCCAGATACAGATGAAATTGCAACAGCAACAAATTCTATTTCTGGAGAGTTTGAAGATCAAAAGTCTTATCAAGAACTAAAATATAGTGCATCTGATTTGACAGAATTTGGTTCGTATGGAATCAAAATCGTTATGAAAACAGATGATCCAGCGTATGTTCCAAAGATTCAAGATTTAAGAGCTGTTGCTTCATACTGATGTTAAAAGTAAAAGGGCATGAGGGGTTGTATAGAGACCCCTCTACTGGTGCTATTATTAACCTAGAAAAACCTAGTAAACAAACGATTTCAAAGAAACTCAATACTGCAATAGATGATATAAATACTTTGAAGAGTGAGATTTCTGAAATAAAAAATCTTTTAAGTCAATTAATAAAAAATGGCAGTAGCAGTTCCAGTATTAAAGACTGACACCTTTGAAATTCAAAGGCAAAAAATTAATGACATGGTGGCGTATCTTAATGGTACATCACCTGTAAATATTATTTATGTTACAAAACAAGGAGATGATGCGAATGATGGATTAACTGAAGCAACTGCAAAAGCAACGATTGAAGGTGCATTGGCAGTAGTTGACATAGACAACATCACAATTAAAGTTTATCCTGGTGTTTATGTAGAAAACAATCCATTAGTTCTTCCCGATCAAGTTAGTATTATAGGAACTTCTTTAAGAGAAGTTACTGTAACTCCTGCAAATAGTCCAGGAGATTTATTTTATGTAAGAAACGGTTGCTACATTGCCAACATGTCTTTTGTTGGTAGCAGCAATACAGGAGCAATGATATCATTTAATCCAAATGATCCTCCTTATATTGATCAATCTCCATACATTCAAAATTGCACAAATTTTGTCCCAGATAGTATTGGATTGAAAGTAGACGGTGATGATGCCATAGGTCCTTTGAAATCAATGGTTGTTGATTCTTATACTCAATACAACGCAAATGGAATAGGAGCAAGTATTTGTAATGAATCATATGCACAACTTGTTTCTATGTTTACCATATGCACAAATAAAGCTATTGAATGTTTGAATGGTGGAAGTTGCGACTTAACCAATTCTAATTCTTCTTTTGGAAATTATGGTCTCATTGCAGATGGTGTTAGTGATTTAAAATATACTGGCAGTGTTTCTCTTGCAACAACTGCAGATGCAGATACTGTAAGAGTTGATATTTCAACAACTTCTTTCAGTATTAGTAGTGCAACATATGATAATGTAACTGGATTGTTAACTGCAACAACAACTGCTAATCATGGATTCCAAGTTGGAATGGATGTAAAGGTAGAAAATTTAATTTTTAGTTGCACTTCTGGTGGTTCTACATCAAACCAAGCATTTCCTTCTGGTGCTTATGGATACATTTTTAATGTAGAGTCTACACCTGCAGCAAATCAATTTGTTGTAAATGTAGGAACATCTGATATTGTTCATACTTATCAAAATGGAGGAACTGCACAAGTAAACAATGTTAGACCATTTGATGGTCAAGTTGTTTATTTTGACACTTTGTATTATGAGTTGTTAAGAATTGACATTACAAATGGTGGAAGTGGTTATACATCAGTTCCAAACGTTACAATCGGAACACAATCAGAAGCATGGGGAATTAATGCAGAAGCAATTGCTGAAGTAACAAATGGAGTAGTTACTGCAATTGATATTGTCTCTACTGGCAGAGGATATTCAGTGACTCCACCATCTATTACAATTGATCCGCCAACTAGTGGTGTAACAGCGACTGCAGATGCTGTAATGGTTCCTTCATATTTTATTGTATCTGAATCAACAGAAGTTTCTACTGATGTATATGATGTTACTTTTGTTAATGAAATTCCACTAGCGCTTTCTATTTCTGATACTTGTTATTTTTACAAACAATCTAGATTACTTGCTTCTTCTCATGCTTTCCAACAAATTGGTTCTGGAACAAATATTACTACGGCTGTTCCGCAAAATGGCGGAATAACTATTCAAGAAAATGAAATTGTTAGTATTAATGGCGGCATAGTAGTTTATACTAGCACAGATCAATCAGGAAATTTTAGAATTGGTGATGGTGTGGTTATTAACCAGAGTACAGGAAATATCTCTGGTGAAGCCTACACAAAGAGTTTATTCTCTACAGTAACACCATTCATTCTCGCATTAGGAGGTTAATCAAATGGCATTAAAATTAAATAATTATAAAACTATTACTGAAATCGTTGCAACATCACCAACAGTTGTATATACAGCTCCAACTGGATATACTGGAGTTGTTTTGTTGGGACAAATTGCTAATATTAGTTCTACATCTTATGACGTAACTTTACTACATAGGAGAGGGGGAACAGATACTGAAATTGTAAAAGATTTCCCAATTGCTGGTAATGATACTATTAATTTAATATCTGGAAAATTATTTTTGGAAACAGGTGACCAACTAGTATTATCTGGCAGTGATGCAACAAACTTGAAGTTTATTTCTTCAATTTTGGAAACATTAAATTAATTACGATAAAAGTACCTAATTAAAATGACACCATTTATTTCCTCCAGAGTAAGAAAATTAGACGTTGGTATTTCGGGGTATACAGATACCGATAGCGTCTTGAATGTCACTGGAAAAGTATCTGTAGGTACTGCAATAGATCTTGTTCCTTACGATACTATAAACAACGGGACACTAAGGTTAGAAGGATCTGCTGGCACTTTATTTTCTATCAGTAATAATTTAACATCTGGATCTATTTTTTCTGTTAATGATGCAACTGGTGTTCCGAGTTTAGATGTAAATGCAAATGGAACTATTTTATTAGCACCTTTTGGTCAAACAGAATACATTGGTATTGGTAAAACTAATCCAACTCAGAAAGTTGATATTGATGGCAGTATCAAATTATCTGGTAATTTATTATTTGAAAATATAAATGTAATTAGTTATAGTGCTGCAGATGTTGGCGTAGATACTATATCATTTGAAGGATCAGAAGGTCAATTATTTTCTGTTACAAATAATCTTTCTACTGGTTCTTTATTTTCTGTCAATAATGTTGCAGGTCTTCCTTATATTGATGTAGATGCTGATGGAACTATTATTGCTGGCATTAATGCTGATGTAGGAAACTTTGGAATAGGAACAGAAACTCCAACAGAGAAATTGGAAGTTGTTGGAAGTATTAAAGCATCTGATGGTCTTATCTTATCTGATACTGGACCATATAATACTGTTATACAGTATGTTACACCAACAAATAATAGAAATATTTCTTTCCCAGATGCCACTGGAACAATAGCTCTCGTTGCAGGGACTACTGGTAATGTTCAATATAATAATGCTGGAAAACTTGCTGCTAGTAGTGATTTTAATGTTGACCTTGACTGGAACGAGTCTTCAACAGTATTTACTGGGTTGAAACTGAATGTAACGGATACTGCAAGTCTTTCTGATAGCAACCTGCTTGATTTGCAGGTGGGTGGAAGTAGCAAGTTTAATGTAACAAAAGCAGGTCAGCTAAAGACCACAAGTGGGCAGGGTGATATTGAAACTGGAATAAGTGCCGTCGCAAACGATTACAGAGTCAACATCAATAGGCTTTATGTAATTGATTATGGAGTAACATACTTAGCTAATAATGTAAGTTCAGGCTACAGGCAGTGGCTGTTTCAGCCAGGCACGGGTTTTGCTTTAAACTCAAATGCTTATTTTGGCTGGTCGGATCAGAACTTTAACGTCCAAGGTGGAAATTATGATATAAAACTATGGAGAGACGACGCCGACACCCTTGCCCAGCGCCGTAACACCAACGCCCAAACCTTCCGCCTTTACAACACTTGGGGAAATAGCGGTG